CCCCGTCCATTGGTGGCTCGTTTGGTCCACTAAAGCTGTTTGCTGATGCTGAACTTGTCTTTGATGTTTGACCGCCGTATTTGCTAATCAAAGCACCTACACCAACTACTGCCGCCGCTGTTGCCGCTGTTGACGCACTACCACCTCCAGCACCTTTTGGAAAAGCTACACCTGCAACACCACTTACATCAATTCCGGCTTTTTTACCAATATCTCCAATTGCACTACCTATTAGTTCTTGTCCTACGCCAGCGGCATTTAATCCGCCTGCATTTTGTAATACGTTTGCCGCTTTTAATACTGTACCAAAGTTTGCTGTACCACCAGTAATATCACTCAAAACTCCATATCCGCCTGCTAACACTCCGCCTATTCCTAATAGACTAGATGCTCCGCCGCCAGATAATGAGTTTGGACTAGGAGTTTTATCATAATGTTCTTCGGCAAATCCTTTAGGTCCGCCTTTGCCTATTGCACCTCTGCTGTAATGAACAGTTTCATATTCTAATGTCATTGTGTTTGCTACAACATCACTGGCGCTGTTGTCCATTGTATCGTGTTGCCAATTTGAAATTATAGGATTTATAAGCGTAAATGAAGTATAATTTTTACGTGCCATTTGACTAATAGTAATACTGTTAAAAAACGGAGATGAAGAATCGTTATCAAAGCCGTATCTGAATTGCTTTCTGCCAAACATACTTTGTCTATTGTAAGGATCAAATGATTCGCCACCTGTGTCTGGTGATCCATCTGGTGTTGTTGCGGCATAATTACCATCTCTATAATAGTATCTATAATATGCTTCCCACAGTGCTGTAGTAACACCCATATTATCATCATGTAATGTAATTTGAATTGGTTGATAATCGATACGTTTTTGTACTATTTTTTTTCTGTTGTATTGATGTTTAACATCTGTTTGGATATTATATGCAGGTAACTGTGCAGTCTTAACAAGCATATTAAGTTCATTCAAATGCTTTTCTCTTAATTGAGGAATAACTGCGGCCGCATCAGGATTAATATTAAAACTGACATGATAAAGAAATTTTACTTTTGGACTTAGTCGATGACTGTCATCAACATAAAGTCTTGAACCGTGTGCATAGTCGCCCAGGGTTCCTTTTGGGTTTAAAGCACCCGATACTACATTGTCTAAAAATCCGTTTAAAAAGCTCATACTAATATTTATCCTTTTGAATAAAGTGGGTAGATAATTCAGTCATAAAAAAAGGGCCAACAAAGGCCCTTAATTTAAATCTTGTTTTGTTTAGATAGCGCCGCCGCCTGTGATTGCAGTATTAATTGTTCTACCTACTGCTGTTCCAATTCCTGTTCCTTGTGGAGTTTGGATTGCATTGTCGTATCTAATATTTAATGTAACTGTAACTACTTCAGATGTTGCATAGTTAAGTGCATTATAGTTTGTGCTTTCTAAATAACAACCGTATAATTCAAATGTTTCTAATACGCTTGCTGTGTTAGCACCGTTACCACCATCTAATATTTCGATTCTAGTAACAAATTTATAATCTGCACCACTTGCCGCACTTGATTGCTCAAAGAAATCAAACTGTTTCTGTAGTTGTTCGCCAACCATTTTTTGTACATTGTTACTTACATCTTCACGTAAGTTCATTGTAATTGGTTCCCAAGTGTGTTTACCTGCTAAGAACACTTTAGAGTTGTAAATATCAACTGTCATTTGTTCAAAACTAACGTTAGGTCTGGATACGTCCATAACTTGTTTTGTTAACTCTGTTGACGGACTTGATACTCCAAAGTTCTCCAAAGATACTCTAAAACGGTATTGCAGTTTGGGCATCAACAATCCCTGGTTAGATGCACTCGCGTTGCTATCTAAAGGTACTGTTAATTTTGAAAGTGTTGAAATTGCCATTATGTGCTCCTATTACTTTTATTTATCATATTATAGTCCGCTAATTTCACCAGTATTTTTAAGTCTTAATGGAATGTAAATAAACTCCACTGCCTTAACTGGTTCAATAGCAATATCTAAATACAGCTCGTTTCTATCAATTCTACTTGGAGTATTGTTAGACTCATCACATACAACTAGGAAGTCATATAACGCTCTTTGTGACACTAGCTCTAGCATTAAACTATCTGCTTGTGCCTTGATCTCATCACGTGTGATTTTATCATTTGGCTCAAAGATGTAAGGTTTAGCAAGTTTCTTAAGTTGTGATCTCAAGTAAATTACTAGTCTTGCTACGTTGATTCTATCTAATGCACTTGCATTTCTAGCTCTAGTCTTTTGACCAAAGTTTACAAGTCCTGCTCCTGTTAAGAATGTAATTGGGTTAATGTTGTTAGCATAAAGTGTATCACGCTGTCCTTCATTTAATGCAATTGACTTAAATTCGCCTTCTGCATCAATGTATCCTGCGGCACTTGCATTTGTAATTCCACCACGTCTTGTTCCTGCTGGAGCAAACCATGGAAACGATACTTGATCGCTTAATGCTAGTGTTCTTAGAATACCGTGACTTGGTGGAACAACAACGTTGTTACCTGCGTTATCACTTGTAAATAAGCTCGGGTAGAACATACCTAAATATTCATCTCTACTAACTGCACCGTTGTCGTTATCTTCAACTGCTAGTGCAACGTTTGATCCCCAGTTATTAAGTGAAGTACCATCGCTTGGTAATCTAAACGGACTGTCACCTACGATAAATGCTGTTAAGCCTCTATCATTGTTTAGTGCAATCATTTCATTAATCAATTCTGGATAACCTGGCGCCGCCATAACGTTAAACAATCTTGATTCATCATCTCTAATTTCTTGGTTAGCATTAACCATTGCTTGTAGAGCTTGAATAATAACTTTACGTTGTGCTTTACGTCCGAAGCTACCTGATCCGTTAACTTGGTTAGCTGACTCAGTAATCCATCTGTGTGGATAGTATAAAGCCATACTCACGTCGCCCATTCTAATATTGTTAGCAGTTACGTCTACATGGTTACGTACAAATTTCTTAACGTTAAATCCACTTCTACGTAAGTTCCAAAGCAACATACCTTTTGGATATAGTGCAGGATCTGGTGCGTCAGTGTCTAAGTGATCACTAACTAATAGTTCTGCAATAGTTCCGCTTGGTGCTACTGTAGCTGTTCCGCCACTTGTACCATAACGTGCATCAGCAAACAAAATACCATCTTCTGATGTTTGATCGCCTTCGTCTAATGCTAACCATTTTTGAAGATCTGCGTTATATTTGTGTACTTGTGGATAATTTTCTAAGTCTGCTGTTGATACCCAAATGTCACCTGTTACTAGTGCAGATGAACCATCTTGTTGTGTAGTTGGTTGTGTTGCACTAACAATTGGTCCTAATGGATCAGCTGAACTGTAAACGTTCTGATAACCTTTCCATGTACTACCATCGTGTACCATAATATCAACTTCATCAACAATACTGTTGTACCATAATGCACCATCAGTTGTTAATGCTGTTGGAGCACTTGCACTTGCAGTTTGTGTTAAAATTTTCCAGTTTGAAGCGTGGAAGTCATAAGTTGCATCACCACTTGGTGCCGCATATAAGTTTGCTGTACCTGCTTTTGTTGTATAATTAAATGCTGTAAAGCCAATTAATCCTAATGCACCATTTGTATCTTTAATGTGGATTTCTCCGCCATCATTGTGCTGGATAATAACTCTGTTACTTGCATCTACGCTTGCAACAACATTTACAAATCCTGCCGCATTAATTGCATTTGCAATTAAGTCTGCATCTCCTGCATTTCCTAATGCTGTTATGCTTAATGCTTTGCCTGTTGACATAGCCGCTTGTCCTACAATACTTTCTGCCATTGTAAAACCATATGACTGACTGCTTAACTGTGTTGCCACTGCACTTGAAGTAATTGAAGTTGCAGTTGAACTGTTTCTTGCCATAATTGTAAAATCAAACTCTTCGTTTTCAGCTTCAGAAACATGTGCTTGTACGTACAATGCACCTAATGCAAGTCCTAAGCCACCTTGTGCTTTATCTAAATTGTATAGTGCTTCAGCATGGTTTTTATATACTAATGCTGATTTATCTTCCCATAGTTTAGTAGTTCCGTTAAACTGCTTAACTTTCATTTGTACACCTAAGTTAGCGTCAGTAATTTTAAACCAAACACTTCCTGTAGGTCTTGTTTTAGTGTCAGCTGTTTTGAACGATGGAACTGCTGTATGTGGAGCAATTTCAAATGCTGGTGAATAGTAGTCACCTGCTGTTAATCCTAGATCTGCAAGTAGTGTACCTGAACCGCCTGCCGCTAGTCTAATTGCACCGTCATCATCTGTTGCACCGTCAACTGTGTTTGAACCGTCACCAAACAAATTAATTTTGCCGTCAACTACACTTGCTGTTACACCTGTAATACCTGCACTATTTACTGCCGCCGCAAATTGTGCTACAGTAGTGTCTGATCCACCTAATGAAACAGTTGTTCCGTTAATGCTAATACCTTGGCTACTTGTTAGTGTTGGGTTAGCCGCTGTACCTGTTACAGTTGGCCAACTTGATACCCAAGCCGCTGATCCTACTTTTACCCATGTTCCTGAGCTATTTTTGTAGTATACTTTGTTTTGGGTAGTTGTTGTTACAACAGCATAATCACCTACTGCACCTACTGCACCTTTTGGAAGGCCTGTATTGCTGTTTCCAACTAGCTGTGTGTTTGTAGTAATTACAAGTGGAACTTTGTTAGTGAAAGACTGTCCACCAGTAACAGTTACGGCATTGCCGTTCCACTCAAATATTCCGTATTTTGATAATGCTGTGTCAAACCACCATGTTCCGTTTGCTGGATTAGCCGCTGGTGCACTTGCACTTGGGCTCAATTCGTTTAGATCAACATCTGCTCTTACAACAAATGCTCTATTACTAACACCCAAGTATGAGTATGCCGCTTGTAAACCGTATTCGTTTAGTTCGCCACCGTTAACTGGATTGTTGCTTGCATCTGTTTGGAAGTATGGATCTCCGAACGTGTCTGATAAATCTCTTTGTGATGTAATTAAAAATGGTACTCCGGCATTTGCCTTTGTTGTACCTCTTGCTGTACCTGTTCCTG